AGGTAACGCAATTAAATATATTTGTAGACATAGATTGAAAGGAAAGAAAGAAGATATATTAAAAGCAATTCATTATTTGGAAATGATATTAGAAAGAGATTACTCATGACAAGAACATTCCAGCAGATATTGTTTACACCACAAACAGAATGGGTGGTACCTGAAGAACTAAAAGATTTACGTGGTCATAAAGAAATAGCGATAGATTTAGAAACATGTGATCCTGATTTACTTGAACTCGGATCGGGGAACGTTGTTGGCCGTGGTAAGATTGTAGGTATAGCAGTAGCTGTAGAAGGGTGGTCAGCTTACTATCCAATAGCACATGAAGGTGGTGGTAATATGGATAAGAAATTAGTTTTAAATTGGTTACAAGATTTATTTAAACAAGATTCAAGATTTGTATTTCATAACGCAATGTATGATGTGTGTTGGTTAAGATCAGCAGGATTAAAAATGCCTGCTAAAATAGTAGATACAATGATTGCAGCATCATTAGTAAATGAAAATAGATTAAGTTATAGATTAGATACACTTGCAAAAGAATATGCAGGAATAGGTAAAGATGAAGCAGTATTACAAGCAGCAGCAAAAGAATATGGAATAGATGCCAAGAAAGATATGTGGAAACTTCCATCTATGTTTGTTGGTCAATATGCAGAAAGAGATGCTGAATCAACTTTAAAACTTTGGCATAGAATGAAAGTTGAATTAGATGATCAAGATCTTTGGACTATATTTGATACAGAAACAAAATTATTTCCTTGTCTTGTTGATATGAGATTTAAAGGTGTAAGGGTTGATGTTGAAAAAGCAGAGAAAATTAAGAAATATTTAGTTAATGAAGAAAATAAAATAGTTAATAAAATCAAAGACTTAACTGGTGTTTCTGTAGAATTATGGGCTGCGGCTTCTATTGCAAAAGTATTTGATGCTTTAAAATTACCATATGATAGAACAGAAAAAACTGGAGCTCCAAGTTTTACCAAAAACTTTTTATCTAATCATCCTCATGAAGTTGCACAAGATATTGCAAATGCAAGAGAGATTAATAAATCACATACAACTTTTATTGATACGATAACTAAACATTCAGTTAAAGGAAGAATACACGCAGATATAAATCAAATTAGATCTGATGATGGTGGAACTGTTACAGGAAGATTCTCAATGTCTAATCCTAATCTACAACAGATACCTGCTAGACATAAAGAATTAGGTCCTATGATTAGATCTATATTTATTCCGGAAGAAAACTGTAAGTGGGGAGTATTCGACTATTCACAACAAGAACCAAGAATATTAGTTCATTATGCTAAATTACAAAAGTTAGATGGTATAGATGAAATTGCTAATGCATATAAATCGGGTGAAGCAGATTTCCATAGTGCTGTTGCAAAGATGGCGGGAATTGAAAGATCTCAAGCTAAAACAATTAATCTTGGATTAATGTATGGTATGGGTAAAAATAAATTAATGGCTGAATTAGGTTTAATGAAAGAAGCAGCAGAAAAATTAATTGCACAGTATCATGCTAAAGCTCCATTCATAAAACAATTAATGCAAGCAGTATCAAGAAGAGCAGATGAATCTGGAAGAATAAGAACTTTAGGTGGAAGAGTTTGTCACTTTGATCTTTGGGAACCAACTACATTCGGTGCAGGAACTCCAAAGAAACATGCAGATGCTATAAAAGAATATGGTCCTGGAATTAAAAGAGCTTTCACATACAAAGCATTAAATAGATTAATTCAAGGGTCAGCAGCAGACATGACTAAACAATCTTTAATAAGATTATATGAAAATGGAATTATACCTCACATACAAATACATGATGAAGTGGACATATCAGTAGAATCACCAGAGCATGCAGAACAAATAGTTAAAATAATGGAAGATGCTATTAAATTAGAAATTCCAAATAAAGTTGACTATGAATCTGGGGATAACTGGGGTGCTATTAAATAGTATTAAATGTCTTATTTAAATGCTAACATCCCGCCAATCTACTGTAAAATAAGGAGAGAATATTTATATGACTTACGAAAACATAAAGGAGAAACTGAAGACTGTGTGGTATTTGGTTTGGGGAGTATTAGCGGCCGTGCACCATTGTTTCACTGCTTACTTACGAACGGTGCAATTTATTGGAGACTTCCTATCTCTGCTTTTGTTCAAAGAAGAAGCAGCGATACTTTGTGTGGCGCACAAATGGAACATCAAGATCTCGAAGATCTTCAGCTATGGAATTCATTTAGTTATTATCCTAGTGTTACTGTTTTTGATTTTTTAAGTGGTCAACGCTGTAAATATTTAGGAAAGAATAAAAAGTTTTATCATGGTGAATATTTATTTACGATTGATTGGGCACATCCAGAATCTAATATCGTGGATACTGAACATTCCGAAATACCTGATCAACATAAGTGTGGCCACGTTCTGGCTCTTGATAACGGTAATTATGCAATTCAGCCTAATAATCGTATTTTGTGGAGTATCCCTAGCTTTACTACTTCTACACATTGGCCAGACTATAAAGTCCAGACTACGTATTGGAATGTAGAAAATAAAAACTGGAAGACAGATGATTCAGATGATATGTTCTATGAAATAAATGCCAAAAAAGACAAAAAAATTTAAAAGAGCTTTAAAATTAGATGCAAGAATAGAGCATGGTGTATGTCCCTATTGCAATTTACTATCACCTTTGTTATTCTTATATAAAGATTTCTACAGATGTTCTCTGTGCGGTGAAGAAGTAGAACAATATATTAACGGAGTTATTAAATATATTCCAATTACAAGTAGTAAAAGAATAGGTTTAATGACAGAAACAGCTGAAAAATGAGTAGCGAATTTAAATTAAGTGACCAAACAAGTGTAGCATTACCTGTTAAAAATATAGTAGCTATTATATCTGCTATTGTTGTAGCGGTATGGACATATTTCGGAATCGTTGAAAGATTAAATAGATTAGAAACTAATGAAAAGTTAATGGCCCAAGATCTTCTTAAGAAAGCAGATCAAACTCCTAAAAACCAAGAATTATTTATGTTGATTGAATATCAAGCTAAAGCTTTGGATAAACATTCTAAACAATTAGAAGAAAACGTACACACAAAAGTACTGATAGCTCAATTAGAAAAGAAAGTAGAAAAATTAGAAAAAGAATTAGATACATTAAGAGGTAAATAATGGTTGAAGCAGTATTTGCATTATTAATGTTCCTTAACGGAAAACTAGAAAATTATTCCCCTAAAGCTACAATTGCAGATTGTTTAGAACAAAAAAGAAAAGTTGAAAGAGATGGAAATCCAAATTCAACTCAATGGCAATGTAAAGAAATTAAAGCTATTGTAGAAGTAGACAAACATGGTGTTAAAAGAATTAAAGAAATTAAAGAATAATGGCACGTAAAGTTCAATCAGGTTCAGGTACATTCATCAAACACACTAATAAGAAAAGACCAGGTCGACACTCTAAAAGACCAAATAAACGTAACGATAGAAAAGAATATAAAGGTCAAGGAAGAAGATAATGAATGCCCGCCCTAGTTGTACTAGGACGAGCAAACAAAAGGTGTGAGAAGAGATGTCCACAATACCTTAAAAATAATTATCTTGCAACACTTGTTTTTAATGCTATAGTTTCCCATATGACTATGCAAGAAAGCATAATAAAATAAACAAAAGGAGAAGAAATGGCAGACCCAAATAAATACAAGTCAGTATCAGTAAATATTAAAGCTTATAATGCTTTATTATATTTAAAAGGAAAATTAACAGATGCAGATTTAACAGTAAGTAAAGTTATAGAACATCTTGCAATTAAAAATGCTAAATCAAAAGGTTATAGAAATGGAAAACAAAACTCATAAAATTATTTGCCACGATTGTGGTGGTAATGGATATCGTAGAGATTGTTATGGTGAAGTATATCAATGTAAGAATTGTAAATCACAAGGTGAGATAACATTTACAGAAGAAGAAATGTTAGAAAACATTGATGATGCGGGAATGACTGTATGAAAGTAAAAGAATTAATAAATAGGTTAACAGAATTTAATATGGATTCCGAGGTAAGACTGGGAGATATTAAACATATGAAAGGTGATAAAGAAGCAACTGAAAGTGAGTTCTTTGATAAGGATATTATACAAAAAAATATAGACTATGAAATCATCGACATATTTAGCGTAGATAATGAATATGTTGATTTAACTATCAATGAAATAAAATGACTCAAACAATTGTAAATATAGTGTATGCAGAAATCACAGCGATTGTTGTAATGTGCATCGTAATTTATTTACTATATATTAATAAAAAATGAAACGCGGACCGAATGATTTAGATGAAATTATTTATCGTCTAACAAAAGAAAATAGAAAATTAAAAAATAAACTAAAACTTTTATCTTCTAAAAAATTAGTTGATAAAATTTTAAAATGTAAGGAGAGTATGTAATGACATTAAATGAAATAATAATAAAATATCCAAACTTAAATGCAAATGGATTTAAATATATTGGTGGACCACAAGAAAATGATTTACATAAATATCCATTATCTTTTGATGCTATTTGCAAATGGTTAGATAACATAGATAAAATAAAAACATTAAACAAAAAAATAGGAAGTTATGGATTAAAACATGTTTGTGAACACTCCATCAAACATTATATTCCTAATGGAATATTTATAGCAGCCGCTATTGCTAAAGGTTTTAATTTTAAAAAATATAGTGATGGACCTAATTGTATTTTTAATATGTCTGATAAATCTATTTCATTATATGTTGATCATAAAGGAGATTCAGGTCCTTGTTTGGATGCACAAGTATGAAACGAAATAAAAAAGAATTAGAACTTGAAATAATATACGGTGAACTGTTTGATAAAATGGTTGAACTTGTATTAAGAACCAATGAACCACAAATGGTTGCATCTACTATGATGGCTCAATCTTTACGATTATATAAAACTGTATTTAAACACGAAGGCGAGTTTAGAGAAGTTGTTGAA